GGATGATGGCTTCTATCAACGAATTCGGGTTCAAAATCCCGATGCTAGCCCGCAGTAACGGCGAAGTGGTCGATGGCCACCTGCGGCTGAAAGCTGCCCAGAAACTGGGGCTGAGCGAAGTCCCTGTGCTTTTATGTGATGAATTCAGCGACGCGCAAGTCCGAGCGTTCCGTCTCCTGGTAAATCGCTCGGCCACCTGGGCCGATTGGGATAACGAGTTAGTCGCGCTCGAGTTGGAGGAATTGAGAGTTCTCGATTTCGATCTAGGCCTGACCGGTTTTGACCCGTTAGAGATCGATGAGTTCCTGTTTGCTGTGGAGCCCGACGATCTGGACAGAAATGTTCCTGAACTATCGCAACAAACAGTCACCCGAACGGGGGATCTCTGGATTTGCGGACAAAATCGGGTGCTCTGTGGCGATTCCACTTCAGCAGATGCAGTAGCTGTTCTATTCGGCTCCGCTCAACCAGTGCTGATGGTCACTGACCCGCCATTTGGGGTGAGCTTGGATCCGAGATGGCGCGAGCGTGCCGGATTAGGGCATCTGCGCCAAACCGGAAAGGTACCGAATGATCATCAGGTTGACTGGTCGGCAGCCCACCGGCTCTTTCCTGGTGATGTCGTCTATGTCTGGCACGCTGGCATCCATGCAGCCGAAGTAGCCACGGGTTTGGAATCTGCCGGCTTTCGTATTCGGTCACAGATAGTTTGGGCCAAACAGCATTTCGCCTTGAGTCGCGGCGATTACCACTGGGGCCATGAAGTTTGCTGGTACGCAGTGCGCGAAGGCAAGTCTTCGCGGTGGTCCGGAGACCGCACGCAGTCCACTCTCTGGCAAATTGCGAACCTCAACCCATTCGGAGGCTCGAACGAAGAGGCTACCGGTCACGGTACGCAAAAGCCAGTCGAGCTAATGCGCCGGCCTATTTTGAACAATTCGGTACGAGGGGACATAATCTACGATCCGTTCTTAGGATCTGGCACAACACTGATTGCGGCCCACACGACGGACCGCATTTGCTTCGGTCTCGATATCGATCCTGGATACATTGATCTGACCATCCGGCGTTGGCAGAAACTCACGGACAAGACCGCCTTGCTGGCATCCGATGGCCGATCGTTCGATGACGTCGCCGAACTGCGGCGAGTTGCGGAGGTGCGGTAGCCATGCCTCGACCAGCATTCAAACCCACGACCGAATTCCGCGCCTTGGTGAAGTCCATGGCTGCAGTGGGCATTCCACACGAGGACATCGCTCGAGAAGTCGGGATCCGATCTCCGAAAACGCTCCGGAAGCATTATCGCGAAGAACTCGACCGAGGTGCTACCCAGGCCGATTACAGCGTTGGTAAAAAGCTGTACGAAATGGCCGCCTCAGGGAAGAATCTAGGCGCCACCATCTACTGGGACAGAACACGTCGTGGCCAGCGAGGGCGCCGGCAGAGCAACGCCGCAGCTATTCCACCTCCGCCGTTTGTGGTCGCTCGCGAGCCGGAAGGCGGCCAGCAATGATTCGTTCGACTCGTCCGCGAGTTCTATTGAAGCCCAACCAGTGGACGGTCTTCGAATGTGACGCGCGTTTCCGCATCTTAGTTGCGGGCCGGCGATTCGGAAAGACATTTCTTGCGCTGGTGGAGCTCTGCCGGGCGGCCTGGTCTCCCGGCAGACTGGCTTGGTATGTTGGCCCAACTTACAAGCAGGCCAAACGCGTCGCTTGGAGACCGCTCAAGCAATTGACCCGGCCGTATTGGGCGGCCACACCCAACGAGACCGACTTGCGGATCGAGCTGGTAAGCGGCGGAACGATCTGTTTGCGCGGCGCCGATAACTATGATTCGTTGCGCGGGGACGGTCTCGATTTTCTTGTTCTCGATGAATATGCGTCCATAGCACGCCAAGTCTGGCCTGAAGTCTTACGTCCGGCGCTAGCAGATAAACACGGCTACGCAATATTCATCGGAACCCCTCGAGGCCACAATCACTTTTACGATCTGTATCAAACAATGAAAGATCAGCCAGACTGGGCCACCTTCCAATTCACGACCGAGGACGGCGGGAACGTAGCGGCCGACGAGCTTCTGACGGCGGCCCGGCAAATGGATGTACGCACCTACAAGCAGGAGTTTCAGGCAAGCTTTGAGAACCAGGGCGTGGGAGTTGTCTACTATGCTTTCGATCGCCAGTATAATGTTCGGCCGCTCCATTATGATGCCAAACTTCCGCTGTTCTGGGCGCTGGATTTCAACACCAATCCGTTCTGTTCAGTCCTCGGGCAAGCGTGCCAGGCCGGAATACACGTCCTAAGGGAATCAATCCTGCCAGATTCCAATACGCTGGCGGCCTGCGAACAGTTTCTGGAAATCACTCGGGAGTGGACCGTGGCGCCCACACAGCTCCTGGAGACCATCGAAAACGAAGAAGTCTATAACGAGATGCTATGGCAGCTTCAGCCCCCGATATTGAATGTGCATATTTACGGTGATGCCACCGGTGAGCAACGCAAGACTTCAGCCTCGCGCACAGACTGGCAGATCGTGAAGAACTTTTTTGGTCGTTACACCGATCGTTTTCACGCTAGCTTCCATGTGCCCAGCGCCAATCCGCCTGTGAAGGACCGGACCAACTGCGTCAATGCCGTACTTCGAAACCATGTCGGCCAGCATCGCCTACTCATTGATCCCAAATGTAAGCACCTCATTGCGGATTTCGAGCAGGTTAGCTGGAAGGTTGATCCCCACGGGAACCCTCTGGCAGAACTGAATAAGTCGGATCCGATGCGAACGCATATCAGCGATGCACTCGGCTATATGATCGCGTCGCAATTTCCGATGCGGAGGCCAGCTGGCGAACGAGCGAGCCCGCTCATCATCTGAATAGGCGTCGACCATTCTATCTGACGGAGTGGCTTCCATTCGAAAGGAGCTTCTTGAATGAGAAACGTGGAGCATGATTTTGCCTATTTCTGAATTGCGTACACTCTCTCGCCCTTGAGCTCAAACGACTTCACCCGCAAGCCCATTCTGTTTCGCAATTGCCCGCTGATGAAGCCACGCACACTATGAGCCTGCCATTCCGTAGCAGCCATGATGGCCTTCAGAGTCGCCCCGGCGGGTTGCTCTAAGAGGGCAACGATCCGGTGAGTCTTTGTCGGTTGGCGTACTTCTGTTTTTTGACGAGCACTTCCGGGCTTGTTGGGTCGATGGGGTTTGCGTCTCCCAGGCATCGCACGTCCTTTTGATGCGAATGAAGAGCTCTGAATTGCTTTCCAGATACGCTCTACTGCCGTTTTACGATCGGTGAACTTGCGGACAGGGTTTGTCGCAGGCAAGCGGTTCCAGATTTCAACCAGTCGGGAAGCAGGCCAACGAGCAGCCAACCTAGAGAGTTCCTTTTCGCTCCGAAACCTTACGCTGCCCGCCTGTGGCGGTTCCTTTTTCAGGGGCGCATATAGGGAGATATCGTTCAGATTGAGGGTGAAGACCTTTCCCGCGTCTCTGTTTTGCGAAACCGACCATCGCTGGCCATACGTGATTCTAGTTCTGGTTGGTGTCGAGGGCGTGGGTGTCGGGCTACTGGGGGTCGCCTTTCTGCTCATTGTGCTGAACCTATGCTTTCCGAGCGCTTCGAAGGCTCGCGCGTTTTCTTGCACCAGCATTCATGCCTCAGCCGCGGAGACAAGTCAAGCTCGATCTGGAACGAGAGTGCTTTTGTGCACACGCGGGAAAACAGATTGATTCGAATCGATCGCAGCAGAACAAGAGTGGATCTTCGAGTGAAGCGCGTGCAGGCCGTGAGCCATGTGGGACGAACATTTATTTCTACAGCCTCCGTGCCACCGTCTGCTACTTTCCACTTAATTTACTGAGAACATGGCACTTTTCACTTGACTGTGTCGGGGCCGCATCGTAGCATCACACACACGTTCGAAGTAGACGATTCGAAAGGAAAGCAAAAGATGAATGAGAAAGGTTTTCATAGAGCAGTGAAATACGATGCCAAGCTGCGCTTCGCCGTTTGTGGTCCTTCAGGAAGCGGAAAGACTTACACCATACTGACGCTGGCAACGGAGCTTGGTGGGCCGGTGGCGCTGGTGGATACCGAGCGAGGCAGCGCCTGCAAGTATGCCGATATTTTCGACTTCGACGTGTTGGAACTTGCTGCCTACGATCCTGCGCGCCTGATAGAAATTATTGACGACGTGGCGAAGAGAGACTACCGCGTGTTGTGCATCGATTCACTGTCACACTTCTGGATCGGCAAGGATGGCGAACTTGACAAAGTCGATCGTGCCGCGCGCCGCATGCAGACACCGAACAGTTTCGCGGCCTGGAAGGAGGTCACGCCGCTTCACAATGCCCTTATCGATAAGATCATTAGCGCTCCCTTGCACATTTTGGTCAGCATGCGTACCAAGACCGAGTGGATTATTGATCGTGACGAAAGGACCGGCAAAACAACGCCACGGAAGATCGGCTTGGCGCCCGTAATGCGCGACGGCATCGAATACGAGTTCGATGTGTACGGTGACATGGACCAGCAAAATACATTGGTCATCACCAAATCGCGCTGCCCGAAACTGGCCGGCGGTGTGTTCCCTAAACCTGGCAAGGAGTTGGCCGACTTGTTGAAGGAATGGCTCGGAGGCGCGCCAATCGAACCGGCTCGACCTGCACCTTCGAATGACGCTCCAGTTGCACCTCCCGAGCAAAAGAAAGACAGCCGCGTAAACGGAGCCGGTGGGAACGGTGCAGGAGGGTTCGAGACTTTCGCAGTGATTACCGCGGAGCTGGCCGCAATGTGGAAAAGAATGTGCTCGCCGCGAGGAGTGCTGGAGGAGTTTGAGGACCTCAAGAAGTCCGTCGAGAACCTGGCCGGGTCGACAGGCGCGGCCGAATACTATCGCATACTGCGGCTGCACGGTGTCGATCGTCCCCAGCAGTTCAAAACCATGCAGCCGGCCCGATTATGCGCCAAGGACGTATATGTGCTGCTCGAGCAATTGCGCGCCAATGCACAGGAGAATCAGGCCGCGTTCTCACTCGGGCCCGAGATTCAACCGGTCGTTACAGAAGTTGAGGCATAGGAGATTGAATATGGCCACCGAATTATTACGAACGCAAGCCAACAGTTGTACTCTCTACGAGCTGGAGGACACCCTTGAGGCATTCGCAAACACGATCGATCTGGTCGAAGACGAGCCTACCCGTCGTGCCATCCTCGACGAGATTGGCCAGGCATTGCGAAAAACCAAGGACAAACGGGATGCCCTAGTTGGGTTTCTCCGGCATTGCGAGATGCAGCAGAGGTTCGCAGATCTCGAAATCGAGCGGATCCAAAAGAAGAAGGCATGCATCTCGCGAGTCCAC